TGTTCTTAAGAATAACCAAGGAACAGAAGAAACTAGGGTTCGACATATGGACTATGGAGTGGTATTGTCTGCCTTCTTCTGGAGACGATTTCGAAATAAGGAAGCTATAACTTTCTTTGATCCAAACGAAGTGCCAGACTTGTACGAAGCGTTTTATAAAGATACTGCATTATTTGAACAGTTGTATGTCAAGTATGAAAAGCGTAAAGACTTACGTACTAAGACTATGAGTGCTGAAGAAGTATTCAAGAGTGGCATACTAAAAGAACGTACTGACACTGGCCGTATCTATCTAGTGTTTATTGACAACGTACAGAATCAAGGCCCGTTCGATCCTGAGTACCATACCATTTACCAAAGTAATCTCTGTTGTGAAATACTATTACCTACAAAATCTTTTAAGCGTCTTGATGATGCTGATGGCCGTATTGCTCTTTGTACGCTCGGCTCGATCAACTGGGGCGCATTCCGCAATCCAGAGGACATGCGCCGTGCTTGCCGTATTCTACACCGCAGTCTTAACAATATACTTGATTACCAAGACTTTTTATCTATACAGTCTAAACTAAGTAACGATGAAATCCGCCCATTAGGCATTGGTATTACTAATCTAGCATACTGGCACGCCAAGCGCGGCCTTAAGTATGGTGAAAAAGATGCGCTAAATGATGTTAAGAGTTGGATGGAACATCAAGCGTTTTATCTAACAGAAGCCAGTGTTGAGCTTGCCAAAGAACGCGGCCCTTGCGAAGGTAGCAGTCAAACTCGATATGGCAAAGGTCAGTTCCCGTGGGAACTACGTGCTAATGGTGTTAACGAACTAGCAGACTTTACTCCAGAATTAGATTGGGAAACATTACGCATACAAATGAAAGAACACGGAGTTCGCAATGCTACACAAATGGCTATCGCTCCAGTAGAGTCTAGTAGTGTTGTTATTAACAGCACTAATGGTATTGAAATGCCAATGAGCCTTATCAGTGTTAAAGAATCAAAAGCAGGATCGTTCGTACAAGTGGTACCCGAATATGCTAAACTTAAAAACAAATATCAACTTATGTGGAATCAAAAAGATTGTCAGGGTTACTTAAAAACTGCGGCAGTCCTGGCGGCATACATCGACCAATCGATCAGTACAAACACATTTTACAATCCAGCACACTTTGCGGATCGTAAGGTACCAACTACTTTGATTGCTAAGAATTTAATGCAAGCTCATGTGTGGGGATTAAAAACATTCTATTACAGCTTGATTAACAAAGCTGGCAGTAAAGCAGAAGACGAAATTGCTCCAGCAATGCTAGAGCCTATTAATTTCGACGATGAAGAAGATTGCGAGGCATGTAAACTATAATGGACGCATACGACATACATCAAGAAATATTTAAAGGTTGGCAACAACTAGCCCACAAAGCTGATGCTAGCCACATTAAAAAAAATTGGGAAGAAGTCCCGGTGTATGTCAATGGCAAACAAGTTAAGCGAGTAGTGATAGTAGACGGGCAATTAACATTGGAAACAAAATGAGTTATTCAGATAAGGTAATCGACCATTATGAGAATCCTAGGAACGTTGGATCCTTTGCAAAAGATGATCCTACTGTGGGTACTGGTATGGTTGGTGCTCCTGCTTGTGGTGATGTAATGAAATTACAGATCAAAGTAGAAGATGGGATTATTACAGATGCTAAATTTAAAACATATGGTTGCGGCTCTGCGATTGCAAGCAGTAGTCTTGTTACCGAATGGGTTAAGGGTAAGACTCTTGATGAAGCGGGACTCATTAAGAATAGTGAGATTGCAACAGAACTCGCGCTACCTCCGGTTAAAATACATTGTAGTATACTGGCCGAAGATGCTATCAAAGCCGCAGTAGAAGATTATAAAAAGAGACAACAATGAGTCAAGCACAATACAATTTAAACACAAAGACAGATTACCTCAATCGTAAGATGTTTCTAGACCCAGCAGGCCCGGTTACTATCCAACGTTTTGAAGAAGTTAAGTATAAGAAGATAGCAGACTTTGAAGCAACAGCACGTGGCTTCTTTTGGCAACCAGAAGAGATTAGTCTTACCAAAGACAGCAATGACTTTAAAGATGCTAGCGATGCTGTTAAGCATATCTTTACCAGCAACTTGCTACGACAGACAGCACTAGATAGTTTACAAGGCCGCGGCCCAAGCCAAATCTTCATGCCCGTAGTATCGTTACCTGAACTTGAAGCATTGATATACAATTGGACATTCTTTGAAACTAATATCCATAGTAAGAGTTACAGTCATATTATTCGTAATATCTATAATGTGCCAAAAGATGTATTCAACACAATACATGATACACAAGAAATTATCGACATGGCCTCTAGTGTAGGTAACTACTATGAAGACTTGCATATGGTCAATTGCCGTAAGCAATTAGGCGAAAAGATTAATGAACGTACACATATCAAAGCAATTTACATGGCATTACATGCTAGTTATGCATTAGAAGCTTTCCGTTTTATGGTTAGCTTTGCTACTAGTTTGGCCATGGTTGAGAATAAGATCTTTATGGGCAATGGTAATATTATCCAATTGATCCTGCAAGATGAGATACTGCACAAAGGTTGGACTGCTTATTTGATTAATCAAGTGGTTAAAGAAGATACTAGGTTTGCCGAAGTGAAAGCAGAATGTGAACAAGAAGTGTATAATTTATATATGGATGTTATCCGTGAAGAAAAACAATGGGCAGACTATTTGTTTAATAAAGGCCCAGTGATTGGATTGAACGCTAACATTCTTAAAGACTTTGTAGACTATACAGCCGTTAGCGCACTTAAAGACATTGGTATTAAGTACAACAGCCCTGCTCCTAAGTCTACACCTATTCCTTGGTTTAACAAACATGTTAACACAAGTAATAAACAAACAGCATTACAAGAAAGCGAATCAACTAATTATGTTATTGGCATCATGAGTGATAGCATTGATTACGATGAGCTTCCAGCATTATAAGAGAGAAATATGATTACAGTATACAGTAAAAATAATTGCCCATTTTGTGACAGAGCAAAGGCATTACTAGAAAGCAAAGACATTACATTTCGAGTAATCAAAATGGAAGACGATCCGAGCGCACGTGAGTTCTTGATGGATCAAGGATTGCGTTCAGTTCCACAGATTTTTAAGGATGGCGTACTCCTTCCGGGCGGTTTTCAAGGCCTTGCCGGAAAAGACGAAGAATTTTTTAACACACTCAAAGGATAAAAATGATAATTAACAAAGGTATTGCGATAGGTGAAGTAGTAACAATTAAAACAACTGCGGGCGAAGAAATCGTCGCTAAACTAGTTGAAGAAAACCCAATGAGTATTACAGTTGCTAAACCATTGGTACTAACCGCAAGTGCAAAAGGCATAGCTTTGGTTCCCTTTTTGTTTACTACAAGTCCAGATGCAAATATTACAATCAGCAGGGCTACGGTAATGGTACTAGCTCCTACTGATAAAGATGCATCTGACACGTACATTCAAAATACCACCGGCATTAAACTAGTATAAATATTATTCAGTAAAGGAAATAGCCATGCCATTTATCGTTTTTACACCCATACCAGCAATTCCAGTCCCTACAGGTACTTTTGGTGCAGTCTCGGGCGGCGGACTTCAAAATAGTTTAGATTATACTAATACTTTGGGTGCTCTTGGAGTACAACTACAGCAAATACAATATTATCTAAGTGGCGGGCCCGGTGGTGTTGCAACGGCTGAGTCGGGTAGTTTGACTAATGTACTTATGAGAAGTGCGGCGTCTCTAGCTAGTATTGACAGTGCATTACAGTTATTAGTTGTTGGGAGTAATAAGCAAGTTGGTTCGGCATTGAGTGGCGCAAATTCTGTACAGCAAAGTTTATCAACCATAGCCGGACTATTGACTACTATGATTGCTATGCAACAAATGACTATGTCTGCCAATATGCAACATCAGCAATTTATAGAACAAACTACAAACACTGCAAGAGAAGAAGATAACAAACCTGCTATTACACCAAAAAGTGAAGACTATATAAAAAAAATACAAACTGCAAGCACCGGTGTTGCTAATATTGCTACCATATCTGCCGCTTCCGGAACTGCAACTGCCTTAGCTGGTGATGCACTAAAATCTGGAGCAACTTACGCTAAAAATCTTATTGCAAGCACAGATCTTGGATCGCATATGATATTGAAAGCTAAAGAAGTCGAAACATACATTGCGACAAAAGCAGATGCCGCGGCCCAAACAGCTCAAGCAACATTAGATAGCAAAACTGCTCAAGCTAAAAAAGCAGAACGATCTGCCAAAGCTGGGGAGCCTCCAGCATAATGGGCGGAGTTGCTAGAGCCAACAGAGATGTTGCCGGATCAATGATAATTTCCGGTGCTACTACAGTCATCACCAATGACGCTCATACTGCGTTCCAAACTTCAGGAACAGCTAAAGGGTCAGTTATTGCATCTGGATGCGCTACAGTATTTGCCGAAAATAAGAATGTTGCTAGATTAGCAGATCCTGCAAGTGACGGTGCTTTAATATCTAGCGCAAGTACAACCGTGTTTGCAGGCCCTTAAAAGCCAGGATTACTGTTACCCTTGTTTAGTTCTGCTAAATTAATGTAGCACATTTCAAGGAGAATCAAATGTCAAAATATCAAGAGTTCACAACCTTAGTCGAATCAATGGAATCAGACTTCGAAAAGTTTTACGACAAGGGCGTAAATGCCGCAGGTACCCGTGTACGCAAGCACTTACAAGAATTGGCTAAATTGTGCAAAGAAACACGTAACGATGTAACAGCCGTTAAGAACGCCCGCAAAGAAGCCAAGTAATGAATGATCACCATAACTGATACTGCCACCAAACAAATTAAAAAATCCTTATCCAAACGAGGCAAAGGTGTTGGTATCAGACTTGGTGTTAGAACAACAGGCTGTAGCGGCCTAGCTTATACCATAGAATATGTGGACAGTTATGAAGCTGAAGTAGGAGTAACTAATTTTGCTCAACAAGATTTTGTTGTGTTAGTAGATGCTAAAAGTTTGGCTTACTTAGATGGGCTAACTGTAGATTGGGTCCGCAACGGACTTAATGAAGGATTTGATTTTATCAATCCAAATGAACGTGATCGCTGTGGCTGTGGCGAAAGTTTCCGAGTATAATTATGCCTGTTGAATTATGGTTTCCTACCCCAATATATTATTATCAATTTACAGATAGTACTTTATCAGTAATACAATCTGAAATTATTGATTGCATTCCTAATTTTGAAGATACACTAACTAATCCGTGGGATGATAGTGTATTAACTAGTTTTAAATACAATAGCACTGATAATTTTTTAGATAGCTCCCCGATTTTAAAAGAACATATTATCCAGCATGTGCAAAACTTTATCAACAGCAATATTGATTTTGAAATAACAGACAGCTGGTTAAATGTATGTAAACAATACGGCTATCAAAACTACCATAGTCATCCGTTATCTGATATATCAGGAACTTATTATGTTCAAACAAATAGCAATGATGGTAATATTAAATTTAAACCCGAATCAATATCTTATCAATCATCTAAATTATTAGACGTATTAAATGTATCTAGAAATGCAACATACGTACCAAAAATTGGACAACTGCTGTTATTTCCTTCGTTTTTGCAACATACAGTATTAATGAACAATACTGAAGACGATAGAATATCAATATCATTTAACGTTCATTTCAAATAAGTTGACATATACTGCTGATTGTACTACAATAGTGGTAGTGTTATAACTTTTGGAGATTATTTTGAGTATGCATTTAGAAGGTCCGTGGCTCAGTACCACCGGCAAGAAGAAAGGCAAACAGAAATTCGCATCAGCAGAACATGCCCGTAAAGCACGTGAGC